AAAAAGGCCGGAAGGAATCTTAAGCTCAACTTAGGGAACACCCGAAACATTGATGCCTTGTCTCAACCATTAGGTAGGTTGACTGGAAAGGCTGATGAATTTACCAAATCTATGGAAGCTGCTAACGCTCGTGTGTTAGCTTTCGGTGCTTCTGTGGGTGTTATTGCTGCTGTCACTAAAGGTATGCAAGAGTTGGTCAGGACGACTATAGAAGTTGAGAAGAGCTTGGCTAATATCAACTCTATTCTTCGTCAAAGCGATGCTCAGATGAGCAGCTTCAAGGATACGCTTTTCGACGTAGCTAGGAACACCGAGCAAACTTTCGCATCTGTTGCCGATGCGGCTTTAGAATTATCTCGTCAAGGCTTGAAGGCTGAAGAGGTCACCAAAAGGTTGAATGATGCCCTAGTTTTATCTAGGTTATCAGGGATGAGTGCTGCCGATTCTGTAGCAGGTCTAACAGCTGCCATAAACTCTTTTTCTAGTGCTGGTATCACCAGTGCCGAAGTTTTAAACAAGATATCCGCTGCTGCTGCCAGTGCTGCTGTTTCAGACAGAGACCTTATTGAAGGTTTGAAGCGGTCTGGCGCTGTTGCTGTTTCTACCGGGGTTGAATTTGATCAATTGGTTGGTATCATTGGGTCTTTGCAAGAAAAGACAGCTCGTGGTGGAGCTGTTATAGGCAACTCTTTGAAAACAATATTTACTAGGCTTCAAGATGTAGATAGGTTGACTAGTCTCCAAAACTTGGGAGTTCAGGTCACCGATTTACAAGGAAATGTCCTATCTGCTAATAAAGTTATAGAAAATTTAGCTCCAACCTTTGCTAAACTAGACCAAGCATCTAAAGTAAATTTGGCAGACAACCTTGTCGGCAAGTTTCAAATTGCACCATTTCTATCCTTGCTTGAGCAATACAATGAAGAGGTTGTAAGAAGTAGCGAGATAGCCAAAGTGTCTTTCGGTGCTACCAACGAAGCTTACGAAAGAAATATTGCTCTTAACCAAACTTTATCAGCAGTCTTGAACGAGGCTGTAATAAACTTAAGGGAGTTAGGTAATACTTTGGGGGAGATAGGTGTCACAGACAATTTAAAAAGTGTATTAGAGTTTTTCAGCAATATAACAGAAAGTTTACAAGGCACTCTGGATGGGGAGGGAGCTGGTAGTACTTTTGCTAAAGGTTTAGTGAAGGGGATTGGGGCTATTTTGAGTGGACCGGGTCTAGTTTTACTAGCAGCTGTTGTAACAAAACTAGCCTTCGGTTTTGTCAAGTTTGGAACATCTTCCCTGAAGACATTTTTTGGTTTGAATCAAGCCGCAAAAGAACACGCTAATTTGCAAGGGCAAATCACAGCAGCTTTACTAAATGATTCTTCTATAAGACAGGACATCTTACACATAGAGAACAAGAGCATAAGTGTAGAGGAGAAGCGCAAACAACAAGTTGAAGCTATAACTGCAGCAATGAATGCTCAGCTTCAAGTGATGCAGCAGATGCAGTCAATCTCACAAGGTATAACTCCGAGTGTGGCAGCGAATACCAAGGCTGCACGTTCAAAGAGCGCAGCAGGGGGATTCTTGCCCATAGGTGCAGAAAGTTCTGATATAGCTCGTGGCGTGGGTGGCGCACCTTCTTCAGCTAAACCTGTCGTGATTCCTAACTTCGCTTTTGGTGGCGGCAAGAGGGGGACTATGGTTGCTAATAGTAGCGAGTATGTTATACCTAATTATGCTAATGGTGGGGATGCTATATTTAATCAGAATATGGCTTCTTCAATGGGCCTTCCTGCTAATGCTAAAAAGGTGAGAGCTGCTAGCGGGTATATACCAAATTTCGCAAAGCCCGAAAACATGAATATGTCAGCCGTGTTGAGTAAGATCGGTGGGAAGCGTTTTCAAGAGAAGTTAGCTAATGGAAAGCTCACAAAGGAAGATAAAGCTATTATAGCCCAAAAAGACAAGTTGGAAGCTGCTGCAGTAGGTAAAAGATCTTACATGGCTAACAGCAACCCTAAATCAATACTTCTTGTACCTAGTCCCAAAGTTCCTTTCAATCTTGATGGAGCTGACCACCCGTTCCAATCACCTTACGCTTCTAAGTTGAATGGTAAAATAGATTTTTTTGAAGGGGCTGCAGCAGGGATTGATCCAGACTTAAAAAACTCTAAAAGCGCAGATTCTAGGAAGTTGTCAGGACTTGTTGATTTGGACGATAAGATTGCTGAGAACTTAGCCAAAGGAGTTAATAATATATTCGCAGAGTTTAAAGATGCTGTCGGTTTCAAAACCGATCCAGACGTTGTAACTAAAAATAATATAAAAGACACAATGGAATCAGGTGGCCCCGGCGCTTTTGGCGCTATCAAAGGCGCTACCTTTGAGGCTTTGATGCAAGCCATTAGTGGAGGGGTTTCTCAAAAAGCTGCAAAAGGTGGGGGGGAACTTGACGTTGTTTTTTCTAGGGACCAATCTGGTTTTTTAGAAACTGTCTTTGGTATAGGGGGCAAAGGATATAAATTTGCAGATTTTAAAAACTCTTTGGGGCAAAAAGGTAAGTACGTTAGACAAGTTGTTGATAATGTTAAAGGCAATATTAATGTCAGCAAAAACGCTAAACTTTCTACAAGTGGGAAAAAAGGAAATGCAGCTTCTGGTTACATTCCAAATTTCGCAGACCCTCTTCAAGATGCTATCGGAAGGGAGCAAGCTGCCGGGTTACCTGTTAGTCAAATTAGAATAAATCAGAGCGGCAAACTTAGAAACTCGCAAAACCCAATGGGCCTTGCTGTTACTAATACTAGAGACGAACCTACTGGGGCTGTACCTAATTTTGCTCAATATAGAGATTCTAGGGGAAGGTTCGCAAAAGCTCCTACTCCGATACAGGATATAAAAAGAGTTATTCCGACAGAAAGTTTGAAAAACCTAGGGAATTCCACAGACAAGGTATCAAAAGCGCAAGGGAGTAGCCTAGGTGTTATATTCGGAGTACAAGCTGGCATGACAGCTTTGAGTGCTGCTACTGCGGATTCTACATCGACGATGGCAAAATACACATCAATTGTAGCTGACTCACTTTCGACCGCCACAAGTTTTGTTTTTGCTGGCCAAGGAATCGCTGAATTTGGGGAAAATTTACAAGCTTCTGGAGCCGAGGCTGAAGGTTTTATGGGTAAGGCCAAAGGGGCCATAGGGGGATTTGTGGGTAAATTGGGTACTTTTGGTGCTGCAATAGGTGTAGGTATTGAAGGCTTTAAAGCTTTTGAAGGCTTAGCTGCCGAGTACCTAGGTATGAACAAGGTGATATCAAATTCCACAAGTAGACTAGCTTCTGCTTTTGATCGTTTGTCAGTCAAGTTTGATTCCATGTCTACCGAGACTCAAGATCAGTTAAATTTTGACGCAGGTATAGCTATGGAACTTTCTGATGTGGCTGGTTTTGCTGATTTTGGGGGTGTTAGAGATAGCGATATTGAAGAATCTTTGAAAGCTCAGTTCGCAAAAGCCTTAGGTGCTGGGATTAGCATTGAAGACCGGACAGATATTCAAGCGAGAAAAAAAGAACTACAGTCCCAAGGTGCTATGTCCTCTTCCGATATCAAAGAGCTTTTCAGTATGATAGAAACGGCCACCCTAAAACTGAAAGATATACAGCCTAATCTAGAAGATATAGACTTAGGAAAAGGTATTGAGGAGCAGTTGGCGAACATGAGTACCGAAGATTTTGTAGGTAGTTTTATAAAAACTAATCGACAATTAGCTGGAGAAGGAAGGTTGGGTGAAGAAGTTGGTTTTCAAGACAAAGCCCCAGATTTGGTAGTGAAACTGATGGAGGCTGGTTTTGCTACTACAGCTAGTCAATCCAAGGCTATAGAGATGCTAAGACCTTTGGCTAAAACAAAGGTGGCAGAGAGAGAGAAAGAAAAAGAGGGCGCTTCAGGCGAACATATGAAAGCTTTGGACCTGCAAGACCTAGCTAGATCAAAAGCTATAGTAGCGACCAACATAGAGTTAAATAAATTAAAATTAGAAGGCAGGACTGAAGACGAAAGACGTTTAGAACTAGGTAAAGCCTTAGGAACATTAAGTCTAGAAGAGGAAATAAAATTAAGAGATAAAGTAGCCAAAGATAGATTTCGTAGTGATATATCTGTTAAAAACTTAGGTATTATTGGTGAACAAGTTAAGGCTTTGGAAGGGTTAAAGGGGAAAACTGCCGAAGTTGAATCTCTCACAGCTGATATCAACAAAGCAGCCGAAGATGGAAATCTAGATTTTGATAAAAGAGCGGAGATCCTAGATGCGATATCAGGAATACTTGCCTCTGGTGAAGTCACAGCGAAAACACAGTTAAAAATTCTAAAAGATACACTTGAAGGAGAGAAAAAGATAACAGCCGAGAAGTTAAAACAGTTGGGTTTCGATTTAGACGATGCTAGTGACCAAGATAGAAAATTGCAACAGCAAAGGTTGATAGTTTCAGCGTCTAAAATGGCATCTGATGTGCGAGGTAGAACTTCAAAGAATGCATTACAAGATAAGATTTTTGAACAGGAGGGGCGTCTCAGACAGTCCCAAGCTGGCATGTCAAATATGATGTTCGACCCTTTTAGTCAACAGAGCGCAAAGTTTGGTATAGCTGGTCAACAAGCAGAACTAGCAAAATCAAGAGGAGAATTAAACAGGTTGGACACTATAGAGAGATTTAGATCTCTAAAACTTCCTAAAGGTCAAGAAGCCTTTCAAGTTAGAATGTCTACTATGGAAGATCCTAAGGAGATAAGAAATACAATTAATGATGCTTTAAAGGAAATCAAAGACACTCAAATTATTACAGATATCTCTAATGCTGCTTTAGGTTTTGAAAATGAGTTGTCTCGAAACAAAGAAGCCACAAAAGCTTCTGTAGACGCAACGAGGGATTTATCTAGGACAATACAGCAGGAGGGGAGAGCCAACGTAAAAAGAGCGCAAGTTTTAAGTTCATTAGGATTTTCAAGAGAGGAGGCTGCGGATTTGAAAAGGTTAGGTGAGGCTCAACAGTCTGGAGTTGGGGTGCCTGAAGATCAGGCTAGGCTAGCTAAAATGAAGAGGGGTTTTAGACAAAGAGTTACTGAATCTACAGACACAAGTCTTGAGGCTTCAGACAAACTGAAGGATAACCTAGTTAGTGCATCAAGGCAGTTTGTGATGAATATGGACGAAGCTTTTAGAAATGCTATTAGTAGTTCTGACAGCTTAGGGGACGCTTTACTCAACATAAGTAAACAATTCTTAAGTGATATCACTAGTGCTTACAGTAAAAAGTTCTTGAATAAAGCTTTTGGTGATGTTTTCGGAGTTAAAGACAAAGCTACAGGTGGCTTTATTTCTGGAGGTTCTGGCCACAAAGATGATGTTCCTGCTATGCTGATGGGTGGCGAATTTGTTATGAGGAAAAGTGCTGTGCAGAAGTATGGTGCAGGATTTTTCAACGCTTTAAATAGTGGAGGTGTTCAAGGTTATGCTTCTGGCGGGTCTGTAAGGCAGAGGAGGGATGAAGAAGGTTTATTTAGAACCCCATCATCTTCTTCTGGTTACATAAGCGGGGTATCAGACCTTATGTCGTTTGCAACTCAGTCTCCCAATAGAATGGGTGGAGACAGCTTTGTGAGTGGCGGTGCCACAGCCGCTTTCTTAGACCCTGAGAGCGCCAGACTAAGTATGTTTGGGCGCAGAAGTAGTCAGCAATTCGGGAAGGTGCAAGATGCCAAAAAACAAGCTTTTGATTTAGCGGTAGCAGAAATGGGTCAGATGGACCAAGCTAGAATAGCAGGCAAGGAGTCCAGCAGTCAGTTCTTCAAAGATATACTGTCAGCTGGTATAAGTGCTGGTCTAGGAGGGTTGGGCGCTGACATGTTCAAAGATAACAAATTCTTGACAGCAGCTTCAGGTTTTGGATCTAATCTACTAGGAACTGCAATCACCGGGGGAGGGGCAAGTGGTTTTGGAAACTTTGGTGCCGGGTATGTTAGCTCAATGCAGGAAAGTGGCTCTAAAGGATTATTTGATTTCTTAAAATCCCTGTTCTCTAACAAACAAGCTACAGGCGGAATGATATCAAGCTCCACGGGGGTGGATACTGTACCGACTATGCTATCAGGAGGAGAGTTTATTATGAACGCTTCTGCAACTAAGAGATTAGGCGCTGGTAATTTACAGGCTCTTAACTCAGGGTCCGGTGGAGGTGGAGATAACTCCCAGTTGGTAGGAAAACTTGACGAACTCATCACCGCTACAGAAAGTGCTAGTGGAGGGGAGATCAATATCACTATCAATAGCGAAGGAAAAGAAAATGTCAAGACCTCAGAGGGAGCTTCCGAAGATCAAAAGAAGTTGTCAGAAAGAATCAAAACAGTAGTTAAACAAGTCATCACAGACGAAAAGAGATTGGGAGGACAACTTAGGAAGTAATGTTTGGAGCAAGATACAATGATGAAGTAAGGGTTTTTATCTCTGGGCAAGAACTGTCCGGGATCGAAAACTTCGATATGTCCTACTCAAGTGCCAAAGGTTTGGTCACCCCACTTGGGACTAGCAAAGGCATGACCACTACTGCTGGGCCTACTCAACAAGAGGTCTCATTCTCTAGATATTTGATTTATAATGATCCCATCCTGAGTTATACAGGAGATGTTAATATGTCTGGAAGTATGCATTACAATGGCAGTGCATATGGCTTTGAGAGTGGCTACCTTTCTAATTACTCAGTGAATTGCGCTGTTGGTTCTGTGCCAAAAGTGAATGCTCAATTTTTTGTTGTTGATGAACTTAGGAGTGGAGAAAGCGCATCAGGTGTAGTTGCTCACCCTACTATAGACATACCAAGTCAGGGGAGCATCTCTATAACATGTGACAATGTAACGACAAACCGTGTTATAGGTTTTGATTACTCATTGGCTTGTAAAAGAAAAGGAAACTATACCATAGGTCAGGAATCAGCAGTTAGTGTAGATTTTATCCCACCCATACAATACTCAGCTAGTGTTCAAATAGAAGTAGATGACGCTTTCTTAGAAAGTGGATTTAATTTCTTGAACTCTAGGGAGGACAAGACAGTGAGCTTTGACATAGACGGAAGAACCGGGGCTAACATCCAAGCTCTCACGATCCCAAATGCTTCCCTTGTTTCAGAAAACCTAAGTATGTCTGCTGATGGATCTTTACGTTTAAACCTTAGTTATGTCGGTCATGAGTGATTTATTTTATAATAGAGATGAGAATATATCAGGGGTAGCCTTGCAGTCTGCTTTGTCAGGAATCGGTACTCCTAGTTACGGTTCTTCAGTTTCGTTTAACTCTAAACTATTCCAGTACGATACCAAAGACTCTTACACAAACACACTCCCTAACTCGTTGAATAACTTAGAGGCTACTTTCAACCTAAGGTATGAGACAAATGAAATCAATGCTCAAAAAGCCGCCGTCTTTTTTGAGGACAAGCATGGTGACCAGATGTTCCCAATATCATTCAATGATACAACTTACAACACAGTCAGTGGGATATGTGACAGTTACTCTATTAACCATGTCAATAATCAGCATTACGAACTGGATGCTTCTATAGTTGTAGACCAATCCCCGAACCTTTTGAATTGGTCGGGGATGAATTTTATTAATTACACACTAGTGAACTGGGCAACATCAACCTCTTATGACAAGTTCGATATAATCTACAGTGGCGTCAATACAAACAAATTAAATAACTTCTATTATTGCACCGAAGACCACACTTCGTCATCTACTAGTTCGGATGGACCTACGGGTTCTTCCAGCAAGTGGAGCCAAGAGTTTTTCTTTGAGCCTGATATTGGTTTTAACAACTCTGTTAACTTCAAGAACGAGCGGCTGGAGTTTAAAAACTCCTTCAGGCAGAGAGTGAAGTCTAATGACAACAATGCAACTTTCCCAGTAGACTACTCCTTCAAAAACATATCGAACAAACAACTAAAGGCTATGGTCCACTTCCTAGAAACGAAAGGTGGTTATAGAAACTTTAGACATCAAATACCATCTATTTATAATAGGCCAAAGGTTTTCTACTCCCCTTCTTGGACCCACACTTGGAACTATTTTAACTCAAACGATTTACAAGTAAGCCTAGTAGAAGACGTTCTAGGCATAATCCCAACAGACACTTAATATGGCCAGAGATATATTAAAAAGTAATAACTCTCTTGTGATTGCTGGGCAAAGACCAGCTTTTACTACATCAGACAGGGATGGAGCAACTATGAGTGGGGCTTTTATGAGTGCCGTTCAAAGTGTGTCTGTGGGGTTCTCCCAAGATAGGCAGAAGTCAAAGCAGATTGGATCTCAGAATTTAGCTGTCAATGACATTACTAGGATGCCAGATGTCGATTTAAGTATCGATTACTACTACACACCTGCTATGCTCAATGAGAGTTTGTTAGGGTTATCCGAATCAAACCCGTCTTATGTCGGGACTGGTTTTTTTGAAGGCTACACTAATGATGATCAGAATTTTTACATTGTTAATCATGAGGATCAAGGTTCTGACCTGATTGTTAATAATGCTTCTACTGTGGCTAATTTAACAACAGCATCTGAAGCTTTTTGTGTAGGTAATGCATTTTTAACGAGCTACTCTCTTGGATTTTCAGTAGGGTCTTTGCCTGTAGTCTCCACTTCTTACAAATGCTCTAATTTGACCGTGGTAAATGGCCCCTTCGATGATGTACTAAACCCTGCTATAAATTTACAGTCAGGTAACAACACTAACGTTGGTATAACCAACCTAGAATCAACTAAAGTAAGTGGTTTTGATTACTATAGTAACATAAATAGATTTGATCCTCCTTTGTGTGGACCAGACCACGTAGAATTAACCTTACAGAATTTAGAAGTCGGTGGTGCGCCCATAAGCGGGGATGCTCATATACAATCTTTTGCTTTTGACATCCCTATTCAAAGGACAGACCTTCATGGGCTGGGTAGTGACTATGTGTATGGAAGAAAAATACAATACCCTATAACAGCATCTGTAAGTATGAACCTTTTGGTTTCTGGTTTTGCCACTGGTGAATTGGCGGCACTAATGAACACAGAATCAAGTTATGATTTTGACGTAAAGATACAAGACAGAAGCGGGGAGTATCAGAATACATTCTCTTTTGATTCTCTGAGATTAGAAAGTTCTGCCTACTCTATGGATGTTAATGACAACATGAATTACTCACTCAGCTTCAGTTTTGAAATAGAAAATCAATAAAATGGGTTTAAAAATAAAAAACAGCAAAAACATTGTTACTGATGGCTTGATTTTAAATCTAGACACTTCTGATAAGCTTTCTTATTCTGGAAGCGGATCAACTTGGACAGATAGGAGTAGTAGTGGCAACAATGCGACTTTAGTAAATTCCCCTGCATTCAGTAATAACGGTTTAGATTTAGATGGTACTGACGATAGGATAACATTTAATACACCTTTTACTGATGAGTCAAATTTGACTGTAACAGTGTGGTTTAAAGGTCAAGCCGCATCAGGAGCTGCAAATGGATTTGGATATCTGCTGCACAACGGACCGACTTTGTCAACAGGAGATTCGTATATCACCATCGGAGAACATGGTGGTAATAATCAATATTTTGCGGCTTTGAATGGTCAGTATGGTAACATGACATTTGGAGTGACAACAGATATAAATACAGTTCATCAAATAACTTTAACTTGGGATGGTTCAGCACAAAAAGTATATTTTGATGGTGAGTATAAAAAAGGTATAGCATTAGGCTCTATCGACAACACATGGAATTCTACAACTTCAATAGGTGATTTTAGAGCTTCTACTTATAGAGCTTGGGACGGAGCGGTATATTCTTGTTGCATTTACAACAAGGCTTTGACACAAGCCGAAATATCTCAGAACTACAATGCTACCAAAGGTAGATTTGGTCTTTAATCGTAATCAACCTTAACGGTCTTACTTTCGTAGGTTTTTAGTTCTGAAACGTGTCGCTGACCATTTCTTTTCGCAGCGTAATCGTCGAAGTATTTTTTCTTAACAGGATCTTCTCCTCCAGCTTTTTCAGCCCTACGTTGGCTCATTTCCTCTGAGTAATCCAACATATTACCCACAGTGCCTTTCTTTGCCCCTGTGCTGTCCCTGAATTGACTTTGGCTGAAAGGGTCTATGTTTGAGTCAATTGATGCGTGAGGGACAGTAAACACCCTTTTCCACTCAAGGCCGAACTCGTCAATATAGATATGCTCATCGTTCATTGACTGGATCACATCCTTTTCCTCCCCTGTGTCTGGGTGACGGTAAGTGTACAAAGGCATATGTTATTATAAATAAAAACGGGGGCGTTTCCACCCCCGTCGTTTAATTGACCTTAATTTTAGAAGGTTTTACCACCCCTTTCTTAGGTAACTCTACAAGGAGCAACCCTTTCTCCATCTTACAAGATATGTTTTCTGTATAAACCTTTTTCATTAATTTTACAGAGAACTTCTTCTTTGAATCCTTGGGTTTCGTCTCAATGTTTAGCAGATCATCTGTTACTTCCACTTCGACATCGTCTTTAGAGAAACCGGGAAGCTCAACCTTCAGTTGGTAAAAATCCCCTTTGTCTCTGATAGTGCTATATGGTCGAACTGAATAATCTTCGAATATATTGTCAAATAATGTATTAATCATACTCTACTATTAACATAACATGTGCCACTCTAGAAATCGTTGGAGATACGGGACATAATGACATCCACAGTGTTAGAATAAGTCAACTTGTCTGCCAACTTTTGTCCCTCTGTGTTAGTATGTCCCACTTTCTTCTCAGACTCTTCCATGGCCGCCAATACCTGATCCTCATCCCAAGAGTAGAAAGTTCCTTGGTTAAAAGGCGAACCCTTCTTGAAGAATACATTGTCAGCACAATCTACTTCTCCATTAGGCTCTATTAGGATAGAGTTTTCTTTTGTAGCCCAATCCTTGTGAGATGTGGCGTTCAAAACAATACTCCACTTCCCCAGACAGGTTGCATTAAATGAAGGAAGGTTCCAGCCCTCTGCTCCAGAAAGACCTGTCAAATCAACATCTATTGCATTCAGAAACTCATTCACTTCTGAATTTTTCTCTAGATGAGGAAGGAAGTTGATATTTGTATATCTTTTCCCACCGAGAACAGCGTCCAAGGTTTTTTGCATGTCCTCCGGTTTGTAAAACGGATTGTTTACTAAACAAGATAACTGGTACTTAGGGTTGTTCCCATATTTCTTTAGCCAAGTTCTAATAATAGCAGCTGTATGCTTTCTATGCTCAAACTTGCCCATTAAACCAAAGTGAATAACATCACTCAGGTATTCTTTTTTTGTTTCTTTGAAGTCTTTGTCGAAACCCAAAGGGCTGAAGCTGCTGCCAAACAGGTTAGCAGCGTGTTCAGAACTAAAGAATGTTTCAGTTTGGGCATCGCAAATTTGTTCTTCTACTTCCGTAGGGTTATTACACTCATAAAACGAATACAGGTATTGTTTTTCATTTTTACGATTTTCAGAACCATTGAGATGCCAAACTTTTAAACAGGGAATTTCTTCACCTAAGTAGGAGTACCTATTGTTGATTGAGTTCTGAATCTTAGACTTCAACTCATCTGAAATATCATATGCTTTAAGGTCTATATTTCCAGTAGGCCAGATACCAACATCATGTCCTTTCTCAAACAACTCCCTGATAATGTTATAACTAACATTGCCGAGGCTTAGGGAGTTAATAGGTGCTTCTACTAAGATCTTCATTAAAATGGCACTTCGTCATCTCCAGCACCTACTGACGCTGGGGTCTTTGAATCATCATCCTTCTTCTCTTTAGAACCAGAATTAAGGAATTGGATGTCCCGTCCCTTAATATAGTACTTGGAGAAGTTTTTTCCGTCTTTCTCCCAAGAGTCCATTGCAAGCTCGCCACTGAAGACAAACTCTCGGCCTTTTGAAAGATACTTTCCTGCTACTTCAGCAGTTTTATCCCATACTTCAAGATCAATGAAGCACTTTGTTTTTGCGTTACTAGGGGAAATACCAACCCGAAGTCGGGTCACAGTTTTTCCGCTATTTGTCTGTTTCATTTCTGGGTCTTTAACCAGATAACCTACTGCTGTTACTGTATTATACATAATTACTAACTTTCTTGAATTGTGATAAACATCTATTGTGGATATTTATCGTTCCTTGAATACTCATACCTATCTTACCAGCTATGATTCTCCAAGGAGTTGTCTTATTAAGGCACTGATCATATCTCATGTCAATAACCTTTTTCGTTTTTTCGTCACATTCCTGTCTCACAAACGATTTAAACAGGGATAAGACCTCTTGCTCCTGCATTGAGGTCATACCATTGTCCAGAGATGGTTCTGATTTGACTTCACTAAGAGAACATTGTGTAAACTTCTTCCTCTTGTTTAGTGTATTCAAACACTTCCATTTTGTATCGTTTGCTAGGTATGTGGGAAACTTTGTGTTTCTCTCTGGATCGAAATTTATTGCTGAGTTGTAAATCGCCAAGCTTTTATCTTCTAGGAAATTTTGTTTATCGCTACAATTTGTCGGACCAGAGAGGAAACGGTCTACCATAGTATGGTATATACCAGAATGCCTGTCGATCAACTCTAGCAAAGAGTCTTGGTCGGCGTCATCCTTAATTTTTGAAATCAATTCCTCATCCTTCACAATTGTTATTGTATTCGATTTCATCCAATTGTCAACCTATTACAGTATATTATATATATTATAATATAATTATAAGAACGTAATCTGTGTCTATAACGTACTCTGTATCAGAGGCTTCTCTGTTTCTGTTACGTTTCTTTCGATTTTCTTAACCGTTCTCGGTTATTATAGTGTAATTGGGAATCGTGTCAACAAAAAAAAATCACAATATTTTCGCTCGACTCAAGACTAAAACGGGGATAAGGTGTAATTATTATTTGCTATGATCTTTACAGAACAAATGTCACGAAAGCCGGACCACTACCCGTGGACACAAGATTTTATCGAAGCTATGCACAACGGTTTTTGGACGGACAAGGAGTTCAGTTTTAGCAGTGATGTACAAGACTTCAATGTCACCTTGAGCGACGATGAAAGGCAGATAAATGTAAGAGCTTTGTCTGCTATTGGGCAGATTGAGGTAGCTGTCAAGAAGTTCTGGGCTAAGTTAGGAGACAATTTACCCCACCCATCTCTCTCTGATTTAGGTTATGTAATGGCCAACACAGAAGTTATACACAACAATGCTTACGAGCGTCTTCTTGAGGTCTTAGGCTTACAGGATGTTTTCGAAGAAAACTTAAAATTGGACTTTATCGAAGGTCGAGTTAAGTATCTCCGCAAATACAATCATCGTTTCTATAAAGATTCTAAGAAGCAGTATGTTTACGCTTTAATATTGTTTACGCTTTTTGTCGAGAACGTGTCTCTCTTCTCTCAATTTTACATAATCAATTGGTTCAATAGGTACAGAAATGTATTGAAGGATACTGGCCAGCAGGTGAAGTACACCAGAAACGAAGAGAATATTCACGCTTTGGTGGGGATTAAAATTATCAACACCATTCGTGAGGAACACCCTGAACTTTTTGACAAGGGGCTTGAGGCACGAGTAATTCACGAAGCTCACGAAGCTTTTAACGCAGAATCTAAAATTGTTGACTGGATGGTCGGTGATTTTGAGTCCAAGGGTCTCAGCAAAGACATACTAAAAGAATTCATAAAAAACAGAATCAATGATTCTTTAGATAAAATCGGGTTTGAATCCGCATTTGATATTGACAAAACCTTGCTTCAGAATACAATCTGGTTTGAGGAAGAATTGCTTGGGAACAATATGACAGACTTTTTCCATTCAAGACCTGTCGAATACTCCAAGAATTCGCAATCTTTCGATGTTGAAGATCTATTTTGATTCATAAATGAAAAACTATTACTGGCTTAACGAGGATTCAAGGACTTTTCTTGAGAATGGCTACTTGCTTGAAGGAGAAACTGTAGAGCAAAGGATAAATGATATAGCTAAAACCGCAGAATCTTACTTGGGGATAGGTGGATTTGCTGATAAGTTTGAATCCTATATGGCTAGAGGTTTCTTTTCATTAGCTAGCCCTGTTTGGGCTAACTTTGGGAGGGAGCGTGGGTTACCTATCTCATGTAATGGTGTCTACGTTTCAGACACTATGGATGCTATCCTTGAGAAACAATGCGAGGTTGGGATGCAGACAAAACATGGGTCAGGCACTTCTGGTTATTTTGGTGGTGTTCGTGGAAGAGGGGCTTCTATTAGTTCTGGAGGGGAGTCTTCAGGGGCGGTCCACTTCATGGAATTATTCAATACGGTGACTTCAGTTGTTTCACAAAGTAGTGTAAGGCGGGGTAGCTTTGCTGCCTATTTACCTATCGACCATCCAGATATCAAGGAGTTCCTAAGGATTAGAGGAGAAGGTCACCCTATACAAGAAATGTCATTCGCCGTGACGGTTACAGACTCTTGGATGGAAGAGATGGTGGGTGGAGATATGGGCAAAAGGCAACTTTGGGGAAGCGTCATAAAGAAAAGGTATGAGACAGGATACCCTTATATTTTCTTCCAAGATAGTGCTAATAAACAAGCCCCAGACTGTTACAAAGACAAAGGGATGAAGATATACGCCTCTAACCTTTGTAACGAAATAAGTCTACCTTCAAAAGAAGATGAATCATTTGTTTGTTGCTTGTCCTCTATCAACCTTTACAGGTGGGACGATATCCAGTATACAGACGCTGTTCAGGTTATGACTATGTTTCTTGATGCTGTAATGGAGGAATATATCCAAAAAACAGAAAAAATCCCTTTCATGGAAGCTTCTCACAATTTTGCTAAGAGGCACCGTGCTATTGGGATGGGGGTTTTAGGTTGGCATTCTTTTTTGCAAAGCCGTATGATACCGTTTGAGAGCATGGAGGCTAAACTTTTGAACGGTCAAATATTCTCGCATATTAGACGTTGTAGTGAGAAGGCCACCAAACACCTTGCAGAAATTTTAGGAGAGCCTTTGTATTGTGAAGGCTACGAACGTAGGAATACTACTACCTTAGCTATAGCGCCCACGACTAGCAGTTCGTTTATCTTGGGCCAAGTATCTCCCTCCATAGAGCCTTTAAACTCTAATTATTTTACAAAAGACTTAGCCAAAGGTAAATTTAGATATAGAAATCCAGAGCTAGAGAAGTTACTTGAAGAAAAAGGGGAAAACAAAGATGAGGTTTGGAAATCAATTCTTATCAAAGGAGGTTCTGTTCAACATTTGCAGTTTTTGACAAGGGAGGAAAGAGACGTATTTAAAACTTTCGGTGAGATATCCCAGAAAGAGGTTGTCATACAAGCCTCCCAAAGGCAAAAGTATATAGACCAAGGACAGTCACTGAACATCATGGTTCCGCCAGAAACACCTTTCAAAGAGGTTAATCAACTTATGGTTTACGGTTGGGAGAATGGAATCAAAGGTTTTTATTACCAGAGAAGTGCCAACCCCAGCCAAGAGCTTGCTAGATCAATACTTACATGCACATCTTGCGAGGGTTAATTTCATTTTTAATAAAAAAAAGTGTATTATAAAGTATAATGGAGTTCGATTTTTCAAAAGAAGCGAAGGAGTTTTTAGAAAGTTCTCAAGCAGCCAAGCGTCCCGGTAAAAAAGGGGCAGCTCAAACACCTGCTAAACCTTCTGAGAAGAAAAAAGGGTCTAGCAAGAATGAGAAAGGTTCTGCTGGAAAAGGTGGGAAATCTATCACGTTCTCAGCCAAGGTCGTTACAGCTCTACAAAACAAAGTAAAGGAGCATAACGAAAAGCACTCCAAGAAAGTTACTTTAGGTCAGTTAAAGAAAATCTACCGCCGTGGTGCTGGAGCTTTCTCATCCTCTCACCGTCCCGGAAAAACTAGAGGACAATGGGCTATGGCTCGTGTGAATATGTTTTTGAAGATGGTTCGTGGTGGAAGCGTTAAGAAATCTTACAGGGCTGCCGATCAAGATGTAGCCAAAGGTTCTGAAGAGTACTACTTAGAAGAGCAAGGGGAAGCTTTTTGGGCATTTGAAGAGATTGATTTTGTTTTGGCCCGCCTTGAAATGCTTGAAGCGTCCATTACTGATGAAGAGTCGGACCAAGAGATTGAAGATCTTGAGTATTCAGACGCAGAAAAGAAGACTTTGAACAAGCCTTTTCGATTGAAAGGTGGCAAGAAGAAATACGGGGTTTACGTCAAAAACCCAAAGACTGGGAACATAGTCATGGTTAAGTTTGGTGATCCGAACATGGAAATCAAACGTGACGATCCAGCTCGTCGCCGAAGCTTCAGGGCTAGGCACAAATGTGACACAGCCAAAGACAAGACAACTCCTCGTTATTGGAGCTGTAAGTTCTGGTCTAAAAAACCCGTCAGCAAGATGGTCTCTAACGAAGTGCTAGCTTGGGACGAAGACGAAGTTTACAGTGAGTGGACTTGGGATGACGAAGGTTTCGCTGAGCAACA